AAGAAGAAGATAGAACTATGTTGATTCTGTCTAATCCAATCATCGTAGAAGAATTGACAGTCAGAGGTAAGTTCCAAGGTTACAAAATGGAACCATGGATAAAGACATCTAATGACGATATGTTTATCTTAAACATAGACGAGGTCATGACGATGTCTGAATCAGATAGCATCGAGATGATTATATATTATCAGGACTATGTTCGTAAGATGAACAAAACAAACTATTCTAAGCTAGATAGAAAGATGGGTTACTTATCTTCTGTCCATGAGGCTAAAGAGGTTTTAGAGAAACTCTTTAATAACAGCTAAGGTTCCCTTTCATCCTGGACAAACCTAGTCTATATGGATTTCAAGGTATTGTCAACTCTTTATGATTCTGATATAATAATATCAGTAAAAACTATGTTATATGGCTGTCAATCACAATTATGGTACTATGGCAAGACCTAAGAAATCGGAACACTATGTTAATAACAAAGAGTTTCTAAACGCTCTGGAGAACTATTTTGCAGAGGTAGAACGAGCAAAACTCAACGATCAACCAAAACCACAGATCCCAAGATATATTGGTGAGTGTTTTTTGAAGATTGCAAATCATTTATCATATAAACCCAACTTTGTGAACTACATGTTCAAAGATGATATGATTTGTGATGGTATTGAAAATTGTGTGAGATATGTTCATAACTTTAATCCTGAGAAATCAAAGAACCCATTTGCTTACTTCACTCAAATCATCTACTATGCATTCCTGAGACGTATTCAACAGGAGAAGAAGCAACTAGAGATTAAGAATAAAATCCTGGAGAAGACCAACTTCGATGAGGTCTTTGATGCGAACGAGCTTGACAGTGGAAACTATTCGGACTATAACAGTATTAAAGATGCCGTTCACATCAAACTCCGTTATCAATGACTAAGGTTGCCATCATTACTGATACACATTTCGGGGCTAGGAAGGGTTCTAAACTTTTTCACGATTATTTTGAAAAGTTCTATCGTGATGTCTTTTTTCCAAATCTGAAGAAGTATGGTATCGATACCGTAATCCACATGGGGGATGCGTTTGACAGCCGTAGAGGTATCGAATTCAAATCTCTTCAGTGGGCAAAGAGAGTAGTATTTGACCCTCTCAAAGAATCAGGAATTAAGATGCACCTGATTGTTGGTAATCATGACGCATACTACAAGAATAGTAATGAAATTAACTCTGTAGAACTTCTACTTACAGAGTATGACAACGTCATTCCATATTCAAAAGCAACTGAAGTAAACATTGATGGATTAGGTATTCTATTCATTCCCTGGATTTGTGAAGACAATGAGAAAGAAACTCATCAACTTATTAAAAAGACAGACTGCCCGTTCGCGATGGGGCACCTTGAGCTCAATGGATTTAGAGTTAATCGACAAATCGTCATGGATCATGGTTCTGAGATCGAGTTATATTCAAAGTTCACCAAGGTCTTCAGCGGTCACTACCACACTAGATCGGATGATGGACGGGTCTTCTACTTGGGAAATCCATACGAAATGTTCTGGACGGATGTATGTGATCGGAGAGGACTCACCGTCCTTGATACAGAAACTCAAGAACATTTTCACATAGACAATCCTTATCAACTGTTCCATAACATTTACTATGAGGACACTGATCATCAACTGTTTGATGCTACTGTATACAAAGAAAAGATTGTAAAGGTAGTAGTCAAACAGAAGACTGATGTCAAACAGTTTGAGAAATTCATTGATAAACTTCACTCTGTTGGTGTTGCTGACTTGAAGATTGTTGAGAACTTTGAGTTTGGTGGATGGTATGGTAATGAAGACAGCTGGGATATGGGTGTTGAGACAGAAGATACCCTCACTATCTTGAATAGATACATTGATGAATCTGAAGTCAGTCTAGATAAATCCAAAATCCAGAAAGTAATCAGAGAAGTATATCAGGAAGCATGTGAACTAGTCTAATGTTTATTATCACAGTTGCAGGACACGAAAAAGATGGAGCATATTCAGTAGTAGATGAGGATGGAGAACAGGTTCTCTATATCTTCCAAGAGGAAGATGATGCTACAAGATATGCCCTGCAACTGGAAGAGCTTGACTACCCTGAGATGCATGTGTTAGAAATAGAAGACGACGAGATTATGATCAAGACCTGTGAAATGCACGATCACAGGTATACGATCATTACCCCCAATGACATTGTAATTCCCCCCGACGACGCTAGTGATTACCTTTAAGACGATCTCCTGGAGAAACTTTCTTTCAACGGGGCAACAACCGACTACTCTTGGTCTTGATCAACATAATACGACACTAATCATTGGATCTAATGGGGCTGGTAAGTCCACTGTTTTGGATGCTTTGACCTTTGCGTTGTATGGTAAAGCATTTCGTAAGATTAATAAGGCACAACTTATCAATACTACTAATGAGAAAGGTACATTGGTTGATATTGAGTTCCGTGTCAATACCACAGATTGGAAAGTTGTAAGGGGTATCAAACCAAATATATTTAAGATCTATAGAGATGGAGAACTCTTGGATCAACAACACTCTGCGATTGACCAACAGAAGTGGTTGGAACAGAATGTTCTGAAGATGAACTACAAGTCATTTACTCAGATTGTTATCCTGGGTAGTAGTTCCTTCGTACCCTTCATGCAACTCCCTCAGGGATCCCGTAGAGAGGTCGTAGAGGATCTCCTAGACATTAAGATCTTCTCCTCCATGAGTGTCCTTCTCAAGGAAAAGATTCGTAGTCTGAAAGAAGAAGCAAGAACCTTTGAGTTGAAGAGACAATCACTCAAAGAGAAAGTTGAAATGCAGAAAGATTTCATCAAACAGTTGGAGACAAAGAGTCAGGAAGATATTAGTTTTAAAGAACAGAAGATTACCACTCTCCTTACCGAAGAGAACTCTTATATGAATAGGAATAGTGGTCTCAACTCAGAGATTGAGACTCTTAAGTCTAGTCTTCTGAAGTTTGATGGTCACAAGGAGAAACTTAAGGAGTATGGAAGTATTAAGGGTAAGATTTCTCAAAAGATTTCAACATTAGTTAAGGATCATAAGTTTTTTAACGATAATACGGTATGCCCTACCTGTGATCAAGAGATAGAAGAGTCGTTTCGTGTAAATAGAATTAGGAACTCTCAAAATAAAGCTAAAGAGTTGCAAGAGGGTTATGAACAACTCCTCGGGGCAATTAAAGACGAAGAGTTGAGGGAGTCCCAATTTAATTCTATTTCTGGAGACATCAGTAAGCTACTTAATGGCATCACTTCTAACAATAGTCAGATCCATAGTTGTCAAAAACAAATCAGACAACTTGAATCTGAGATTCAAACACTTACCAATCAGTTACAGAACCGAAATACTGAACATGAAAAGTTAGAAGAGTTTAGAGAAAGTCTTCAGAATACATACGAAAAACTTGTTGAAGTAAAGGAGAGTATTTCCTATCACGACTTCACTTATAGTCTTCTCAAAGACGGTGGGGTAAAATCTCAAATCATCAAGAAGTATCTTCCCCTTATCAACCAACAAGTTAATAAGTACCTACAAATGATGGACTTCTACATCAACTTCAAGTTAGATGAAGAGTTCTCAGAGACCATCGAAACCCCGATTCACGAAGACTTTACCTACTCATCCTTTTCTGAAGGAGAGAAAATGAGAATAGACCTAGCCCTTTTATTTACTTGGAGGGAAGTCGCTAGGTTCAAGAACTCTGTCAATACTAATCTTCTCATCATGGATGAAGTCTTTGATAGTTCCTTGGATGGATTTGGTACAGACGAATTCCTAAAAATTATCAGATTTGTTATTAAAGACGCTAACATCTTTGTAATCTCACACAAGGGAGGACTTGAGGACAAATTTGAAAGCGTCATATCTTTTACCAAAGATAAGGGTTTCAGCCGTATGATACAGGGTACTCTAACAGAACAATGACCACTCCAAACTGGATTCATCACTCTAAAAAAGAACAGAAACGAAAACTTAAACCACAAGCTCTCAGACAGGCAAAAGTCAGGAGACAATCCCTCAAGAGGAAACTCAAGAGGGTTTCGTTTTGCAAAGAATTTGTGAAGTTAGATTAAAAAGTTACGAATTGTCATGAAGTTCTGACATTTTGTCTATATAATTCAGTGAGATGGAGGTTATGATGCACAACTTGGTATCTCATAATGAGCTAGCATCTTGGAGATGGGACGAAAAATCCACTGTTGACGAGAAATACGATCAGGTGTCCGACTATTTCCAGTGTATCTCGGAATGTGGTATTATCGACCATACAGCAAGGAGGTTCTGCAGACACATCCTTACAACAGAGTAATTTGATTATCTAAAGGAGTTTAACTAACTGAAGTCCCCCGTTACTCTATGAGTGCGGGGGATTGGTCTGCAACCAGTTGGAGAACTGTCCTCATCTGGTCCATAGGGGTTAGATCCCGTGTATTATAAGTACATCAGGAGGACATCACCCATGGCAATCAATTACGAAATCAAGTCACAACTGGCTAAGCTTCTCGCCACTGAGGACATTGTGGTTGAGAACCGAGATGTACAGACGGCTCAGTTTGACGTTGATTCCCGTGTTCTGACACTTCCTAAATGGAAACGTGCATCCAACTCTGTCTATGATATGCTGGTTGGTCACGAAGTTGGGCACGCACTTTACACTCCTAACGTAGATCCCCCGAAAGATATTCCCCATTCCTTCGTCAATATCGTTGAGGATGTTCGTATTGAGAAAAAGATGAAGCAACGGTATCCTGGTCTTGCAAAGAGTTTCTACAAGGGATACAAAGAACTATCTGATGATGACTTCTTTGGTATTGGTGACCAGGACCTGAAGAAGATGAACCTGGCAGATCGCATCAATCTGTATTATAAGATTGGTAAGTTCGTTGACATTCCTTTTGACACCTATGAGGAGAGTGTTCTGGTTCAGAGGGTGGTTAACGTTGAGACTTTTGAGGATGTTTGTGAACTGGCACGAGACATTTACAAATACTGTAAGTCTGAGACTCCTTCTACTGATCAACAACCACAACCACAAACAGAGACACCTAACGGTCAACCTGGTGACTCTGTAGAGAGTCCTGAGGGTTCCTCTGGTAATGGTGATGATGAGATGACCCATGAGGAGATGCTTGAGGAAGCAGCTAAACGTGAGTCTGAGAATCAAGAACTGGATACTGACAATCAACTAGAACAGCAAAGTGGTGAACCTGAAGTCACCACCGCCAAAGCTTTCGAGGATGGTATCTCTGAACTTTGTGGTATGGACAATGGTATCGACAATGTGTATGTCGAAGTACCTAAGGTCAATCTCGACAAAATCATTATCACTAACAAACGAGTTCATGAAGAGATTGACTTGTCTTGGCAACTTCAGTCTATGCCCATGAAACACACTTGTGAATACACTGGTCAAGTTACTGAACACAAAGCTAACTTCAGTGTTGCTGATGAGGCATATCAGAAGTTTAAGAAATCAGCTCAACGTGAGGTGAACTATCTGGTCAAGGAGTTTGAATGTAAGAAGTCAGCTGACGCATACGCTCGAGCTACTGTGTCTAAGACTGGGGTTCTTGACTGTACCAAACTCCATACCTACAAGTACAACGAAGACTTGTTCCGTAAGGTCAGTGTTCTTCCTGACGGTCAGAATCATGGTCTTATCTTCATTCTTGACTGGTCTGGTTCTATGGGTACTTGTATCCTGGATACCATCAAACAACTGTTCAATCTGGTATGGTTTTGTAACAAGTGTAATATCCCCTTTGATGTCTATGCTTTTACCAACTCTTACCTCTGGAATAGTGAGGATGAATCAGTAGAAAATAATTCAATGGATTGGGAGAACAACAAACTCTTTGTCCATAAGGATTTCAACCTCCTCAATCTTCTGACTGGTAATGTCAAACGGAAGGAACTTGAGAAACAGATGTTGAGTATCTGGAGAATTGTTTACAATATGCGTCACTGGGCTAACTATGAGATTCCTAATGGTTATGGTCTTTCTGGTACTCCTTTGAATGAGACACTTGTTTCTCTTCATCAGATTATCCCTCAGTTTCAGAAGAACCATGACCTCCAGAAAGTTCAATGTGTAATTCTGACTGATGGTGAGGCAAATCATCTCCCATACTGTAAACCTTGGATTTCTACAAGAGATGGTCAAGAACGAGAAGGAACATCTAATCTGATTCGTGGTCATTCCTATCTTCGTAATCGTAAGACAGGACAGACCTACAAGGTTGGTGATTACTTCTACCAATTCACTGAACTTCTTCTGACTGACCTGAAAGAGTCTTTTCCCTATACTAACTTCATCGGTATTCGACTTGCTGGAGCTCGTGATATTAACTCGATGGTCCGTCGTTATACTGGACAAGATTCTTCTAAATCAGTGAAGAAAGACAAGTTTTTCTCACTAAAAACCTCTGGTTATGATTCTTATTTCTTGATGGTTGACCAGTCTCTCTCCAATGAAGTTGAGTTTGACGTTGAGGAGGGAGCGACCAAAGCCAAGATCAAGTCCGCTTTTGCTAAGAATCTTAAATCCAAGGCTCTAAATAAAAAAGTGTTAAGTCAGTTCATGGACCTGGTCTGTTGACCAGTTGACGAACTGTCCCAAGGGGGGTCGTTTGGTCCCCCCAATCCTTTATAATGACTTTGTTGAAACGAACCACTATGGCACTCTCCACTGAATACATCACCAGCTCCCTTCAATCCCTCTACGGTAACAACATCACTACATCTGATATTCGTGCATGGTGTGCAATGAATGGTCACAACTATGTGACTATCACTAAGAAACTTACTGACTACAAAACTGGTCGTGGTAAGTGGAACCTGACTATTCAGGAGAAACTGGAAGAGACCTATCAGGCTCCTTCCGCAGAACCCGCTATTGTTCAAGACTTGATTCCTCAGAAAGATGATACCTTCGTCCAGTTTGGTAATTTCAAAGATATTAAGAAAATTATTCAGTCCCGTCTTTTCTACCCTACGTTTATCACGGGTCTCTCGGGCAATGGTAAAACGTTTGGTGTCGAACAAGCCTGTTCCCAACTCAAAAGGGAGTTGATCCGTGTCAACATTACCATCGAAACTGACGAAGACGATCTTATTGGTGGTTTCCGTCTTGTTAACGGTGAAACTATTTGGCATAATGGTCCAGTCATCGAAGCTCTGGAACGGGGAGCTGTACTTCTTCTAGATGAGGTTGACCTGGCATCTAACAAGATTCTGTGTCTTCAGTCCATCCTAGAAGGTAAGGGTGTCTTCCTAAAGAAGATTGGTAAGTTCATTCAACCTAAGGAAGGATTCAACGTAATCGCTACAGCCAACACCAAGGGTAAAGGTTCAGATGACGGTCGTTTTATTGGGACTAATGTTCTCAATGAGGCATTCTTGGAACGATTCCCTGTCACGTTCGAGCAAGAATATCCGACTCCTGCAACTGAACTGAAGATTCTTGAGGGTGTCGCTAGTGACCTTAATGTGGTTGCTCCTGACTTCTGTAAGCGTCTGACTGACTGGGCTGACATTATTCGTAAGACCTTCTATGATGGTGGTATCGAAGAGGTCATTTCTACCCGTCGTTTGGTCCATGTGATTCGGGCTTACTCTATCTTTGCCGATAAGAAAAAAGCACTTGAAGTCTGTACCAATCGTTTCGATGATGAGACCAAGTCTTCGTTCATGGAACTGTATGACAAGGTTGATGTTGACTTCCAACTTGACCAAGAGGAGAAAGTCTGATATAATTATGGCAAACTCCTGGTCCTTTTTATCCGACGAATTGAACATGTCTAGTAATTTTGATGATTTTGTTGATCCTGGAAGTTCAGCTCCCCCTATCATCTTAGGGGGTCTTGGTGATGACCACATCACCATTGGATCTTTTGACAAACCAGCACAGAAACAATGGAAGTATAATGAGAACGAGATTCTCAAAGAACTTACTGAATATATCACATCAACTTACAATCAACACTACTCATCTGATCAGATTCAAACTCTAGATCTTATTGAGTCTTGTGGTGATGGTGAAGCATTCTGTCGTAGTAATATCCTTAAGTACGCATCCCGATACGACAGAAAGGGAACCGCAAGGCGTGACATTATGAAGATTATGCATTATGCTGTACTTCTGATGTATTTCAACGACAAGAACAACGAAACTGAGACCTACAATCAATGAACATGAAACTGAGTGAAAACACCGTCAATCTCCTGAAGAACTTCTCTTCTATCAACCAGTCTATTCTCTTTAAAAAGGGTCAGAAACTTCGTTCTATCTCTGTGATGAAGAACATCTTGGTTGAGGCAAATGTGTCTGAGGAGTTCCCTAAGGATTTTGGTATCTATGACCTGAACCAGTTCCTTAACGGACTGAGTCTCCATCAGAGTCCTGAACTGGATTTCAAGAACGATGAGTATGTTGTCATCCGTGAGGGTAAGCGACGTTCTAAGTTCTTCTTCGCAGACCCCTCTGTAATCGTTGCTCCTCCTGAGAAAGAGATCTCTCTCCCCTCTGAGGATGTATGTTTCGTTCTGACAGCTCAGGATCTTCAACAACTCAAGAAGGCAGCATCTGTCTATCAGGTTCCTGACATCTCTGTCATTGGTGAAGCTGGTGTGATCAAACTGGTAGCCCGTGACAAGAAGAACGACACCTCAAATGACTTTGAGATTGTTGTTGGTGAGACTGATCTTGAGTTCGTCTTTAACTTCAAAGAAGAGAACTTGAAGATTGTTCCTGGTAACTACGATGTAGTTGTATCTGAGAAACTTCTTTCCCGTTTCGTCAATCAAAACCAAGATGTGACATATTACATCGCATTGGAGCCCGATTCTACTTTTGGATGATGGAACCTGATCCTTATATTCAATTTCTTGAAAATTGGATTCCTGGAATCGGAGAAGACACTAAACTCCATGATCAATTACATATTCATTTTGGTCTTGGGTTTAGTGTAAATGATGAAGCACGGTTACTTGGATTTCAGTTAGGGCATCATCCCGCTGGAAACTTCTTCCATGTAGTCGTTTTTTCTATAATGAGTCTTACGATCTATCCTAAAGATTATCGTAATACTTGGAATGATGTGACAGATTTTTATCAGGCATACCTTCTAGGCAAGTACTGGCAGTCTGTGTCATACTGGTTTATACCAAAGACAATACTATGAACATCTTTGTGACTGACCCTGATCCCTTGAAGTCAGCCAGGGTCCTACCTGATAAACACATTGTCAAGATGCCCCTAGAGACATGTCAGATGTTGGCAATCGTCTGTTCTGAGAAGTGGGGTCATGGATTTGGAACCCTCCCTAAGGCGGATGGGCAACCCTACAAGACCACCACAGGTGCCTTCAGAAACCATCCATGTACCATATGGGCAAACTCCTTTGTGAACAACTGGAGATGGTTACTTGCTCATGGGTTCGCTCTATGCAATGAGTACGCATTGAGGTATGGTAAACCACATACTTGTTTCAATACTCTTCAGGCAGCAAATGAGATCCTTCCATGTGCAGACCCACAAGGTCGTAGTGGTAAAGGACCGACACCTTTTGTCTTTGCAGGACCTGATGAGTTCAAGTATGATGATACTGTAGATATCTACACAAAATACAAGATGTATATTGCATCTAAACCTTGGGTGAAGGATAACTACCTTCGCCTCCCTGATCGTAAACCTGATTGGATTTAATTTATGAGTCGTGATGAATTCGTCTGGGTCGAAAAGTATCGTCCCAAGACTATTGAAGAATGTATACTTCCTGACAATATCAAGAATACATTCAAAGCTTTCCTAGATAAAGGTGAGGTTCCTAATCTTCTTTTGTCTGGACCTCCTGGATGTGGTAAAACCACTGTCGCTAAAGCCCTATGTAATGAATTGGGAGTAGATGTTTATGTCATCAATGGATCCGATGAAGGACGGTTCTTGGACACTGTCCGAAACAATGCGAAGAATTTCGCTTCGACCGTCTCACTTTCGTCAACTGCAAAACACAAAGTCATCATCATTGATGAGGCAGATAACACTACCCCAGATGTACAACTCGCTCTACGGGCATTTACTGAGGAGTTTGTTGGGAACTGTCGATTCATCTTCACCTGTAACTACAAAAACAAAATTATCAGTCCCCTCCATTCCAGGTGTGCAGTCATCGACTTCTCCCTTAAAGGAAAGGAACGACAGCAACTTGCAGGACAATTCTTCCAACGTCTCCAAGAAATCTTGGCTACAGAGGGTATTAAATATGATAACAAGGTCCTGGTAGAACTCATTCAGAAACACTTTCCTGATTGGAGGCGTGTTCTAAATGAGTGCCAACGATACTCTTCTGGTGGAGAGATTGACTCTGGTATTCTTGCATCATTTGCCACGGTAAAGACTGATGACCTCTTCAAAAGACTCAAGGAGAAAGACTTTCCTAGCGTCCGTAAGTGGGTTGTTAATAATCTTGATAACGATCCCGCTGTTCTTCTTCGTAGCATCTACGATGCCTGCTATAACAATCTTGAAGGTCCTGGTGTTGCTGCAGCTGTCCTTATTATCGCTAAGTACCAGTATCAAAGTTCGTTCGTGGCTGATCAAGAGATAAATATTCTCGCTTGTTTAACTGAAATCATGGTGGAATGTACATTTAAATGAAAAAGACTGAATACTTTGCTCTGGACCTTGAGAAGTTTAAGGAGAATCCAGAAGAAAATATGCTTCTAATACTTGAAGCACTTGATTTGTCTTTCTCAGAAAAGGCAGTTAATTTTGGTAAACTCCAACCTATGTTGGACATGTCAACCCCTTTGACTTTTAATTGATAATGATGAATGTAAAAGTAATGCGTACAAACATTGGTGAGGAGGTAATTTTTACCCTCATCAATGAAGATGAAAAGACTATTGAGATAGAGAACGCTTTGGTTGCTATGCCAAATGCACAGGGTCAAGTTGGATTTGGTCCCTGGTCTTTTCTTCAAAAGAAAGATACAACTCTCACTGTTGATAGAAGTTTTATTGTTTCAATCTATGAGGCAGAAGAGGAGATTGTAAATAACTATGAGAAGATTTTTAATCCTGACAAAATCCAAACACCTAGTAAGAAACTGATTCTTTGATGGAACCCGAACTGAAGGATTGGCTGAACTCTATAAACTTTAATAAGGAAGACCTTATTAAAGAAGACCCCCATATCATTAAACAATATCCTCCCTTTATTATTAACAAATGCCTGTCAGGTCACCTTGACTCTGTACTCTTTGCCAATGAGATGAACCGATATCATTTCTTGGACAAAGATATGCAATATAAATTTTATCTAAATATATTGAGAAAAAGGAAGAGATTTTCTCCTTGGATTCGGAAAGATAAAGATTCCGATCTTGATATTGTAAAATCATACTATGGTTATAGTAATGAGAAGGCACGTCAAGTCATGAAAATTTTATCTACTGAACAAATCAACTACATGAAACAACGACTTGACACTGGTGGTAAAAAATGACACAAACGACTGAACCACAGGTTTCTTGGTCTCAAGATAAGATGATTGAGGTCAAGTTAAACGAACCTGATGACTTCTTGAAAGTGAGAGAGACTCTTACTAGGATTGGGGTTGCTTCCCGTAAAGAAAAGAAACTTTACCAATCCTGCCATATTCTCCATAAACAGGGTAAATACTACATCGTACACTTTAAGGAGTTATTTGCTCTCGATGGTAAATACGCTAATCTTACTGTTAATGATGTTCAGCGTAGGAATCGTATTACTCGGTTGCTTTCTGATTGGGGACTTGTATCTGTCGTTGTCGAAGATAGTATCCTTGATATTGCACCATTGAATCAAATCAAAGTTCTTCCTTATCGTGATAAGAACGACTGGGTATTAGAACAAAAGTATAATATTGGTAAGAAGGGTAAGGAAGAAGAGTCTAAATAAGTCTGAGTCTTTCGTGCAGACTCTACGAATGTCGGAAACCCGTATGAGGGAGTGTAGTTTTCACTACACCCCTCTTTTTTGTATCTGTTATAATTAGTATGTAAGAGGTTCGGGTTCTACGGAACCCCCTCCTACGCCAAAGATGCCTTCGGGGTCTTTACTTAACATACTCGCTTACTAAGGAGAACTATGTCTACACTAGCAAGGTACAATGTTGCCAATATCGACCAACTGGTTGATAGAATCGCAAGAAATAGTATTGGAATGGAAGACTACTTCAATCGTGTCTTCACCCATGAAACAAACAATTACCCACCATACAATCTAGTCGCTGTAACTGAAGATGAGTTCAAACTAGAGATTGCATTGGCTGGTTTCGCAGAGACCGATGTGAAGGTCTACACAGAGAGGGGTAAATTGGTCATTGAGGGAGCCAAGTCCACTGACACCCCTGATGATGCATACGTCCATCGTGGACTCGCACAGAGGTCTTTCACGAGAGCTTGGACCATCGCTGACGACACCGAGGTCAAGTCTGTTGAATTTGTGAATGGTCTTCTCACCGTCACCCTGGGTAGGATTGTCCCAGAGAAACATCAGAAGAAGTTCTGGTATGGGACAGACGAGACCGATAAATAATCCATATCGTCGCCGCTGGGGTTCAATGGCCAAATCCATTGACACCCCTCTTTTTTTATGCTATACTTTAATCGATAGAAAACTACCTATGCCTAAAAAAGTAAAGAAAGACAGTAAGGGTCGTGAAGAGGAGTGGAGTTGGGAAGAGACTCCTGAAACTATTGAAGCATTGAAGAAACTTCATGCAACCAAACGTCTTCACGAAGATATTCGTAAAGCGGAAGCTGAAGCAGCACCTGACTATGGAGTTGGAAAATGACAATTAAACTTGCACTATTGAAGTCTGGTGAAGATGTCATCTCTGATATGACAGAGATGGTTGCAAATGATCAGGTGATTGGATACTACCTTAAATATCCTTGTGTTGCAAAGTTGGTTGGTACTGATACTGGATCTGTTGGTCCTACTAAAGAACCATTTAAACTCAGATTGACACCTTGGATGCCACTGAGTAAGGATACAACTATTCCTGTCGTGGCTGATTGGGTTATCAGTATTATGGAACCAATTGATGATTTGAAGGAAACTTACGAAAACGGTATCAAGAAGTATGAAGAACGTGAAGATTCTGTGTCTGACGAACAATCAGGTTCTGATCAGTCAGATTGAGGAAGTAACATCAGAACTGGGAGAACCAGACTGTAAACTGACTGAACCATTTGTTATTTGTGACGATAAGACACTGACCCCATGGTTGTTGGAATATACTAATCAGAATGACTTCATGATTAGTTCTGATAAGTTGTTGACTATTGCTGAACCCAATAGTATATTGAAAATCAAGTATGAGGAATTGCTGAAGTGAGGTTTTATACCAACGTCCAGATGATTGGTAACAACTTTCTTGTTCGTGGATATGAAGACGGACGGAAAGTGATGTTTCAGGAAAAATATAACCCTACCCTCTTTGTCAAATCAAGGAAGGAAACTAAGTGGAAAACACTTGAGGGTGAATATGTTGAACCTATTCAACCTGGGTTGGTAAGAGACTGTAGAGACTTCATCAAAAAGTATGATGGTGTAGAGGGATTCAAGGTCTACGGGAACGAGAGATATCAGTATCAGTATATTTCTGACAAGTACCCTGAAGAAGAGATTAAGTTCGACATCAACAAAGTTGGACTGGTCACGATGGATATTGAGGTCCAGTCTGAAGAAGGATTCCCTAGTCCTGAATCATGTTCTGAAGAGATGTTATCCATCTCGATTCAGGACTATGCGACAAAACAGATTACCACCTGGGGTCGCCACCCATACACTCCATCACAGAAGAACGTGACTTATCACTATCATAGTGATGAAGTTGCAATGCTTGAATCTTTCTTGTATTGGTGGGAACAGAATACTCCTGATGTGATTACTGGTTGGAATGTCCGTCTGTACGATATTCCATATCTCTGTGGTCGTATCTCACGGATCATGGGTGAGAAGAAGATGAAACAACTTTCACCGTGGAAGATGGTAGATCATGAGATGATTGGTATCTCTGGTCGTGAATACAATGTATATTCAATCGTTGGTGTCACTACACTTGACTATTTGGAACTCTACAAGAAGTTTACTTATGTGAATCGTGAGTCCTATCGACTGGACTTTATTGGTGAGGTTGAACTGGGACAGAAAAAACTTGACCACAGTGAGTTCGATACCTTCAAAGATTTCTACAAAGGAAACTGGAAGAAGTTTATTGACTACAACATCAAAGACGTGGAACTTGTTGACCGTCTGGAAGACAAGATGAAACTGATTGAGTTGGTTATCACCATGGCATTTGACGCGAAGGTGAACTTCATTGACCCTATGGCTCAGGTCCGTATGTGGGACACGATTATCTACAACTACCTCAAGAAGAGAAACATTGTCATCCCACCTAGAAATAGATCTGAGAAGAGTGATAAGTTTGCTGGAGCATACGTCAAGGAACCTAAACCTGGTGTTTATGAATATGTGGTTTCTTTTGACTTGAACTCTCTGTATCCTCACCTGATGATGCAGTACAATATCTCTCCTGAGACATTGATGGATGAGAAACATCCCAGTGTCACAGTGGATAAGATTCTGGATGAGAAACTCAACTTTGAACTTTACAGTGACTATGCGGTTT